ATCTGCTTATTCATGTTTTGAATAAATGGATTCGTAGATGACCCATACTGAAGTTGAGCATCCATCAAATCACCATATCCTTCACTCAAATTACCTTTGCCGATTTTATCAAACGCATTCTTATATGTAGCTTGCATTGCTGGAATTGCAGTTTGAGCTTGGCGTTGATATTCTCTTGCGGCTAATTGCTGTCCAACTTGCTGACCTAATGCGGCAAGAGTATTTCCAACACCGCTATAATCCAGTGCTGGAATCCCATAATTTTGAACTTGTGGTATCTGTGCCATAATATTTATGCGTAAGCAGACTTAACGCCGGGTGAAACAAAACTTGTGGTTTGCTTTGGTGTATATGTAGTTCCTTGAAAAGTTGACATTTGTGGTTGATATGCTTTCCCATCCATTTGCATCGTTGGAGCATTGTAACCTTGTGTAGATGTTGCCGTCATTCCTGCTGTTGAAAGTTTTCCGTAATTTGTTCCAGCATTTTGAGCCATTTGATATTGCGATATTCCTCCTACCGCTCCAGTTAATGCACTTGCTGTAGATTGAGAGCCAGATAAAATACTTTGAGCTTGACCCATTCCTTGAGAATATCTTGCTTGTCCAACATTTTGCATAGCATTATATTGACCAGTCAATGCTCCAAGTTGAAGTGCCATTTGTTGTTGCTGAAGTTCACCAGCACCAAGAGCATATTGACTTGGCCCTTCAAAAGCACCAACAGTATAAGCTCTTGCTATCTTCTGCCAGTCTGCCGCCATACCTGCGGCTTGTGTGCTTACATCATATGCCATCGCTCCAAGGTTTCTGGCAAGTTGACCTTGCGCTACTTGGAATCCTCCGGGTGCGGCTGCGCCTGTCATTGCTGGGGTATATCCAGCACCAAGTCTTTCAGCTACATTTCTTTGAACGAAATCCAATTGTTCTTTTGTAAGCGGTTCACCACCCAATCTTTGTTGGATTATTCCGCTAATTTTTTCTCGTTGTGCAGTTGACCCCGGCATATAAACCTCTCCTTGATCGCGGAGTTGTTTACTGGCTTGATCTGCTGCTTTTAAAAGATATGGCATATCTTCAGCCAAAAGTTGTCCGGGGCTTTTTTGTTCTTCAAAAATTCCAATCTGCTCTAATCCTCTTTGATACGATCTTTGCGCTCCTCTGGCAGCACCAACTTGTCGCCTACCAGCTTGATCTGCCATAACGCCAGATGTAATAGCTCCACCAGCAGAAATAGCTACGGCTGCAATTCCAAGATAAAGTCCACTCATAATTTTTTATAGTTTAAATTTGTTGTTTCTCCAGTTATTGACTTTTTGATTTGATTTTTCTATCAATGGATTAAAGTCATTAGAAGTTATTTCTTCCATAATTTCATCTGGGTCTTTTTTATCAGTTACATGAAATGTCATCCAATCTGTATCTTCATGGATTAAAAGCATTCTGCGTGTTCCTGCTTCTGTTATTCCTTTGTATGGAGCTTTAATTCTTTGTGTTGGTATATCGTGATACCAAACAGAAAATTCTCCTTTTGTTACAACATATGGGTGAGTTGTTAAATGAAGCAAGGAGGTAATTATGCTATTGGCTGGCATATGAATCTCACGAATATATAAACCCGGAGTAAATATATGTGTAACTGGACATTCAATTTGAGGATACTTTTCTAATTCAGCATCGCACAAATTAAGAATATCTTCTGGATCACCATATCCTATCCATTGATTTGCTTCAATCTTATCTGGAATTGTCAGTGTCATCGGTAGAGGAAATAGTCGTTCGGTGATGGCGACAATAGATCAGACCCGATTAGGTTTTCTGCCCGACTATAGTTAGCAAATCGAATTGGTGCGGCAGTTGGAATCTCTACGTTCTCCATCTCTTTTTCTTGCTCCTGCACGGCAAATGAAAGATTTTTAAGGAACTCGTCAGCCTTACGATTCTCACGAGAGTTCAATGCAAGAACCGCATAGATCATTGCATCTGGGATGAACTCTACCAAGTCCTTAGGATCGGTTAAGTCAAAGTATTTCTTCGATGCGTAGAGTGTAATGCACTCGCAGGTTCTCGGTGCTTTGAACCTACGGAATGTAGGGTTAGCATCGTTAGGTTGGTAGATGGCAATGAGAGTTTTTGCTTCCAGTGCCGTGTCGTAGGCGTATACCCGAATTCTACCTTTAGTAATTGGTTTGGTTACTCCGCGAATTCCTTTAACAAGGAGATCGGATTTCGCAAGCGTTGGTGGATTGGCAGTAGTGACCTTGACCTTATGATAAGTGTCATACTGGTCTTGTGCTTCAAACATCAACTCTACGCCGATGTCTTCAGCCTCCTCTGCCATCACGCCAATTTGGTATGGATGGGTAGTGTAATCTCGGAAGAGAACATGGAGTCCTCCTACCTCAGTAATTCCTCTATGGCATGAGTGGTCAGCATGGAGAGCAAACGCATTGGTAGCATTGAACCATTCATCATTTAAACTGGCTGAGTCATTGCCAATCCATGCGAGTTTGATTTGCTCATAGCGAGACGGCAGCGTGAAGCAATCGTTCACGCAGCAAATCTGGACATACTCTTCTTGAGTTGTCCACGCCTTCTTATTCCAAAGTAGTCGCCTTGCTTGGTTTACGGCTTTAACGGCTCGCTCATAAGAGCATACGCCACTATCGCCGACGAACCCTTTGACGACTTCAACCATCTCTTCGAGGGTATCAGCCATAGGGATTATCGTTACCGATAATTATTTTCCGCCAACGGGCTTGCCAGATTTTGGAAGCGGTGCGCTGGAGTATGGGTTCTTGCCAGTGTTAGGTGGGTTCATATTGCCCATACCTTCACGGATCATGCCGCGAGTTGGCGAGCCGCCAGAGACGAGTTTAGGATCGGTTCCTTTTAGTGGTGTCATATGTTTGGTTTTCTTTGTGATGGCTTGTTATTATGCAGTATGGATTGCCATCCAATCCAGACTGGTAATTGATGCGATGTTATTATCAATGCGAACTGTAAATCCAGAAACACTTTTAGTTCCAGATACTATACTATAAAGTGGTGTTGCTGCTGGGGTTCCTGCACTATATATTGGAGTAAGGGATACATGGTAATTTGCAGTTGGCATTTCAGATGTAAATGTAACTCCAGTAGAGGCAGTATCACCAGCGGCAAGGGGGGTTATTGTTCCATATTGGACAGTAACCAATGGCCCAACATTTTCTTCTAACGCATCAATTTGATTTTGTTGGTCAGCAAGAGTTTCGTTGATTTGATTAATTTCTGCTGGCGTAACATCACCCAAGCCCGGAACAAGTATAGTTCCATTGGAAAGAACTTCATCAATAAATGCTTGGAACACATTCTGCCAGTCACCAGTTGGACAGAAATCATCTGGAACATTTGGGAATGTAAGTGCAGGAGATGAATCGGCGTTGTCCATAGCGTTTAATTTACGATATTGTATTCCCAATATTTTTCTTGGCAACACAAAAATGGTTCGCATTCCTCATTTTCTTCTGGGCAGTCGCCAACTGGTGAATCGTCGTTGTTCTTGATGTTTGCCATTAGGCGAACTCGGTCAACTGTAGCCGCGCCAGTTAGGTTGACTTTGATTTGAAACTCGCTTCCTTCTACTGATGGGATGCCTGCCAAGTCATTGCACTCACTTGAGTCGGGTGTGTTAAACTTGTAGCGTTTGTAGCGATTACCATTTTTCTGTGGGATACACTCAGTTACTTTTGGTGAACATGGATCGCACCCAAAAGTCGTAGGCACTTTGAGTTGTGACCAGCAAGGATTAGAGTCGGCGCGAAAATCGACATAGCTATCTACTTCCCCCTTGATTTCACTCATCCACATTTCACCACCAGTAATCTTTTTGCGAAGGAACTTGTTTGTCGCTCCGCTTCGGTTGAAGTCATACCTTCCAGTGGTGAAGAAGGATTCAATCTGCCTACTTCCATTCGGGCCGTAATCGTCGCCTTGTGAGGTAGTGAATTCGTAGAGTCGGTTCTTGTTGTCTTTATCAAACGAGAATCCGAATCCTCGCTTCTCACCTTGAATTAGTGCTGTGAGTAGCTGAGTTGGTCTAAAGCCCGTCCAGATGCCATTCCAGCGAAAAGAAAGTTGTGCGTCAGG